ATGGACAACGACAAAATTGATCAACACAGCGACGAAATTGAAGTTGAGAGCGAAGAAAAAGAGCGCGGCAAAAAAATAGAAATAGATGAAGACCGACTCCCCTCCCGGGCGATGGCAATTCATGAGCATATCCGCCAGGATGGTGAAAAAGAGCTGGAACGCGACGCAATGGCGCTACTGTGGTCAGCCATTGCGGCGGGTCTGTCGATGGGCGCTTCGTTACTGGCAAAAGGGATATTTCATGTCGAACTGGAAGGTGTGCCGGGCAGCTTCTTACTGGAGAATCTCGGTTATACCTTTGGTTTTATTATCGTCATTATGGCCCGCCAGCAATTATTTACCGAAAACACCGTGACTGCGGTACTACCCGTCATGCAAAAACCGACAATGAGCAACGTCGGCTTACTTATGCGATTATGGGGCGTCGTGCTGCTGGGTAATATTCTCGGGACAGGTATTGCTGCATGGGCATTTGAATATATGCCTATCTTCAATGAAGAAACTCGCGATGCATTTGTCAAAATCGGCATGGATGTGATGAAGAACACCCCCAGCGAGATGTTTGCCAACGCGATCATTTCCGGCTGGCTGATCGCCACTATGGTATGGATGTTTCCTGCAGCAGGTGCGGCAAAGATTGTGGTGATTATATTGATGACCTGGCTTATTGCCCTGGGTGACACCACCCATATCGTGGTCGGTTCTGTTGAAATCCTCTATCTGGTGTTTAACGGTACGCTGCACTGGAGCGATTTCATCTGGCCCTTCGCACTACCTACTTTAGCGGGGAACATCTGCGGCGGCACCTTTATCTTCGCGTTAATGAGTCATGCACAGATTCGTAACGACATGAGCAACAAGCGTAAAGCAGAAGCACGCCAAAAAGCAGAACGTGCGGAAAACATTAAGAAAAATGATAAAAACCCGGCATAAATGGCGAGGGTTTAAGCAATCGAGCGGCAGCGTACTTACCCCGCACTCCATTAGCGGGTATACTCATGCCGCATTGTCCTCTTAGTTAAATGGATATAACGAGCCCCTCCTAAGGGCTAATTGCAGGTTCGATTCCTGCAGGGGACACCATTTATCAGTTCGCTCCCATCCGTACCAGTCCGCAAAATCCCATGAATATCAAGCCTTCCGTAGATTCGCAGTTCGTCATGGTTCGCGTCAGATCGTTGACAGCCGCACTCCATGACGGGTAAAAAGTGGATAAAATAATTTTACCCACCGGATTTTTACCCATGCTCACCGTTAAGCAGATTGAAGCAGCAAAGCCGAAAGAAAAACCATACCGCCTACTCGATGGTAATGGCCTGTACCTTTATGTCCCTGTATCAGGGAAAAAGGTATGGCAGCTTCGCTACAAGATTGACGGTAAGGAGAAAATCCTGACCGTCGGAAAATATCCGCTTATGACTTTGCAGGAGGCAAGGGATAAAGCATGGACCGCGAGGAAAGACATCTCGGTTGGCATCGATCCGGTAAAAGCGAAAAAGGCTTCGTCTAACAACAATTCCTTTAGCGCCATTTACAAGGAATGGTACGAGCACAAGAAGCAAGTCTGGTCAGTAGGCTATGCAAATGAACTTGCAAAAATGTTTGATGACGACATTTTACCTATCATCGGCGGCCTTGAAATTCAGGATATTGAGCCGATGCAACTGCTGGAAGTAATCCGCAGATTTGAAGATCGCGGTGCAATGGAGCGAGCCAACAAAGCCCGCAGAAGATGCGGCGAGGTTTTCCGTTACGCTATTGTCACTGGTAGGGCTAAATATAACCCGGCACCTGACCTTGCTGACGCCATGAAGGGATACCGCAAGAAGAACTTCCCGTTTTTACCTGCCGACCAGATCCCGGCATTCAACAAAGCACTTGCAACATTTTCAGGAAGTATCGTATCGCTCATTGCGACCAAAGTTTTACGCTACACTGCCCTAAGAACGAAAGAGCTTCGTTCCATGCTATGGAAGAACGTCGATTTTGAAAACAGGATTATCACCATCGACGCCAGTGTGATGAAGGGCCGCAAAATTCATGTGGTCCCGATGTCGGACCAGGTGGTTGAACTTCTCACTACGCTAAGCTCAATCACCAAACCAGTATCAGAGTTTGTTTTTGCCGGGCGCAACGATAAGAAGAAGCCAATCTGCGAGAACGCGGTATTGCTTGTGATCAAACAAATCGGCTATGAGGGTCTGGAAAGCGGTCACGGATTCAGGCATGAATTCAGCACGATTATGAACGAGCACGAATGGCCCGCTGATGCTATTGAAGTGCAACTGGCACATGCCAACGGCGGTTCTGTGCGTGGAATTTACAACCATGCTCAGTATCTCGACAAACGCAGAGAAATGATGCAGTGGTGGGCAGACTGGCTTGATGGGAAGGTTGATTAAAGAACAATAACAGCGCGTTGATATAACCTTTTTTAATAAACATAAAAACCAACAAACCATCTTTAATTAACAATCTGATTACTAAAGATTCTTATTTGAATGAGCCATCCTTGGCGATTTATATTATATCAGGGAATTATCATATTCCCTGTTGTTACTATATATGGAGTATTTTCTGGCTCGTTGACTCTACTAACGCCACGCTCTACGTTTCCAGTGTGATTTAAGTAACTGCCACCTGATGTAATAGATTTCTGAAACTCTATTTTCCCACCTTGAAACGTATTCCCTGTAGAGTTTACTCTGAATGCTCCTGAAGCATTATTTATTTTGAATGCGCATGTTTCTCCACTCAATATACATTGATTATTTTTATATGACATTGTTATTGGTCCACTTCCTGCCTCATCTTTATTTAAAGTAAAATGACTATTAAGCCCTGACGCTCCTGTTCCAGACTGTGAAACGTCATGTATTTTTACGATTTGCTCTGATGGGCCTTGAAAAATAAAACCAGTATTAGATAGTGATCCGGACAGCATGCTAAACCGCGTTGCAGCAACAACATTCTCAAGACTTGAACCTGATCCTGAAACATCACAATTAATTAGTTCAATCCAACTACCACCATAATATGAAGCGTTTGAATTCCTGATATATGTCGATTCGATTTTCACCCTTTGGTTAAGAGAATCAGGCAGAGCATTCCCTGCTTGCTTGTTTAACACAATGTCACAGCCGAATATTTTTGCCCCACGCCCATAAACATTAGAGCTTTGGGTAAATCTAAGCCCTCTATCGGCATCAGTTGAGTTTTCTCCAATAGTAACATCAATCAATGTGACGGCATCATTGTTTAATCTTGCACCTTTTGTAAATATTGCATGCAATATGTTAAGGTTGGTAACTTTTGAAGTTGCAATTAAATAATCTCCGAAATGATGGGTTACAGTTATATTATCTGCTGACTCACCATAATATTCACCACTGTTTGCAATGCTTAAAAGACCATAATTATTATCAAATCGCAAATTGTGCTCAAACATACCGTGCGTAGTAAATGCACCATTTCTTGTTCCTGTTTCTCCGCAATCTCTTACAGAGCAATAACTTGAACCACTAAAATCAACTACGTGCCTGCCTGAAATATTGCGTAATCTTCTTGCGTGGCATTCATATGCGTTATTGAATTGAACAACATGATCGGACCCTGGAACTCTTGGGAAATTTGTTTCCGTATCATGAACAAAAACATTCCTGACCATGGCAGTTACAACCATTGGGTAAGGGTGATTAAATCCATACCCGAGACAAATGTCAGCGTTATTTACGTATTCAAGGGACACAAGTGCGCATGATTGTTGACTGGCAAATCCATCGCCACCACCTGAAGCATCTGTTATGTTTTGATTCCATTTTACGCCTTTAAAAGCAATTCTTACATTTTCTATTGGGGTTACATTTCTATATGTCAATACCCTTCCGACATCAAGATGCCAGCCTGTTTTATAATCAACTCGCAATTGAGTTATTGCTCCACCACTGCCCTGCACTTGTGTCATTACATTTATTTCTCTACCTACGGTTCCGCCGCCAACATCCGATGACATAATAACCCACTGTCTATTCTCAAAAAGAGAGTTGTTCGTACACCAATATGTTGTATCTCCTTTTGATATTCTATTTGTTAGAGTAAAAGAGTCTATTATATCTCCAGCAGTGCCGCGAAATGCTAGAATGCCAGGAAAACGATAGTTACTTGGATTTGTAGATCCACTTCTATCAGGAATATGTCCTTCCGGAGCATTCCATATTATCTCCGTATCAGGCATATCAATTGCCAGGTCGCCGCGTGTAATTACAATATTGTTTGTTAGTATCAACTCTTTTATATTTGTTGTGATTTTTTTTGCTGGTGAGTTAATTGCTTTATGAAATGCTTCGGTGTTGTCAGCACCATCTTTAGCTCCGAAATCCTCAAGCATAACATTATATATATCATCTGATTTCCATACATTTCCTTCTGATGTGAAAATTATCGTTCCTCCGTTATCTGTCAATCCATCAGGATTAACACTACGGAAAAACCTTCCACCTCCTGAATAGCTGTCAGAGTAATATCCCCTCAGTCTTATAACCTGTCCATCATAACTTGGTTCAATTGTTCTCAATGTAGATATATCTTTGCATTCTCCTATATACTTATAGCCATCATCACTTTTCAGCAAATATGAAAACTGATCTGGATCGTACTTCAGCACATTAGGGAAATAGAACTGCTGTGATCCATATGCATCGTACACAGCCATAGAATGCCCTTGCACGGTTACGAATTTGGCAATCTGTCCGTTATATACAGGGTAGCCAGCAGCGTTAATAATTATTGGTTGCGAAACGGGAATGTGAGAGCCGTCTTCGTTCTCCACATAAACCTGCACTTGATTCTGTGGGAGCGTGGGATCGGAATCTATCTTACCAATGAATATCTTGCCATTGCTTGCTGCCTGGAATTTTCTGGCTAACGTAAATAGTTGACTTGGCATTGAAATTATAACATTTGGCACAATATTTGACATAGTGAATCTCTATTTAAGGAATGAATATGATTACTCATAAAGAATTAACCTCTTCACTCAACTACAACCCAGAAACAGGCGTCTTCACTTGGAAGATAGCTTCTGGTAGCTCCAGTATCGGAAAGGTTGCTGGATTTAAGACGAACTCACAGGCCGACTACTTATCAATACGGATTAATGGGAAATCATATCTTTGCCACCGACTTGCTTGGTTTTATATGAAAGGATGCTGGCCTAAAGGGTTAATTGACCATATTAACGGGGTTAAAAATGACAATAGAATTTCAAACCTAAGAGAAGTAACCAGAGGTCAGAATAAAACCAACAGCGTTTCATCATCCAATACAGGTATAAAAGGAGTTCATCTTCTTAAAGGGAAAAACACATATAAAGTTATGTTCAAACTAAAAGGTAAGTCTATTTGCCTTGGGTATACCGATGATATTGAGCTGGCCGAATTAATGTCTATTGCATTCAGGGAAAAATATCATGGCGAGTTTGCTTGTTTTAGATAATGTCTGTCATTTAATTTGCTCCAGATACAATGAATCCCCGCAGCATGGCTACGGTGAATTTTGGGCATAAAAAAACCCAGCCGAAGCTGGGTCGTTGCGTTGGTTATCTGTCAGTAGTTATGTACTGAAGGAGGTAATTCTTTATTCTTAAGTCTCATCCATGCGGAAAGATTCGTTGGTCCGTCTGGCTCATTAATATCAACATCTCGTGTGTGATTGATTAAAACGTCTCTCGCCATTCCGATAACATACGAGAACTCATGACCGTAGTCGTAGCATCTGCCGGAATAGTTCGATTGAATTTGTTTTAGCGCCGGATACAGTTCGCGGAATAATGCCTGTGAGCGGTTGGCATAATCCCATAACCATACAAGGCTGTTTGCTTCTTTTGCAGAAAGCTCATCAGTTTTCTTCTCTTGTTTTCCGATGAATTCACCTTCAAGCACTACCCTGTGGATGTACTCTACGGCCAGCGGGATTTGTTCAATTGAAAGTTCATCAATGCTGTCAATACCAAAACGCTGATGAACCATATTGTATGCATCGTCATAGCGAAGTCCTTTCTTTCCTACCAGCATGTTTACTGCATCGCGTAGCGGTGTTCTTTCCTCAACAGTGGTTTTCTTGCCTTTCACATACTCGCCATGTTTGCGAATTGAAGGCAGAACTTCTGCTGTTACCCACTTGCGGAATTTGTGCGGGACCGAACCTTTATTGACAGCATCGCGGCAGCGCAGAACCAATGTATACATACCTGATTCGCTAACAATGCTTAGATTCTGCTCACCACCAAGGGTGTAACTTAAAGTTACTCCCTTTTCATCGTCATCAAGTGCAGTAAGCGCCTTGCGTGAGTTAGTCAGGGTTAAAGCATCACAAACATCTTTTGCTACAAACCACGGCTCACCGCATTTGTTGATGACGCGGATTTCACTGTCGCCGAATTTGAAGATGGTGAAATCGTTTTGTGCCTTTGCTATACTTTTCATGTCAATATTTCCTAATCCGATTTGTTGATACCGAAGCCCTGACTGTTCCCGCAGTTGGGGCTTCAACTTTTTGCTAGATTACCTTTAGAACTATCCCGCCTTAAACTATCCACTAACCGCATTACCATCTCGGTATTTATTGAGCGACCATTTTCTTTCGCTGACTTCTCGATTGCTAACTTAACCTCTAATGGGATGCGCAAAGGGTACTTTGGTGCGTCTGACTTGACTATCATATTACCTCCAATCAATTTGGTATAACCGTTATGCCATTGTGATCGCAGTGATGCAATAGTAATATCACCAAAATGCTATGGAGGTGGTATGTCACGCGAAGAGCCGCAAATAAATATCAGGATTTCCAAAGAGTTAAAGGCAAAGGTTAAAGCCAGGGCGCAACATAACAAGCGTTCCATGAATGCTGAAATAATACAGATTATCGAAGATGCTGTTTGTGGTAGATCGCTTAATAGCAATGAATTTGCTCAGAAAGAGGCTGACAAATTCAGGGATGCGCTGATTGAAACACTGAAAACCATGTATGGTAAGGATGCAAAATGAATAAAAAACAGTTTATTAAGTCAAAAACATCAAGCAAGGAAGAGCTAGAGAAAGAGCTAAACTCCCTGAAATATGCTCTGTGTCTGGTTTACTCAAGACTGCCAATGGAAGATAAAAACGCTATTTACAATGAAATGATTAGCAGCCTTGATTTTAACGATAGAGACCTAGCATCCCACCTCAACAGCTTCCGCGTCCCTGAGTAATTCTGTTGCGGATTTGCTTCTTGCGGTGGTTTAGGCTGGAGAGCTTGGCTTCTGCTTCCGATATTTGCGCATCCAGATCTTTAAGTTCAAGATCTGAAAGTCGCTGGTCAAGCAGGGTTTGATTCAACTCGATGTTGTTCAGGCGTTCTTCTATGGTCATATTGTTACCTTAGTGGGAGATTAGTATGGTTTCTGCTATTTTATCGGTGCTGCTAGCGTCATTATTCATCGGAGTGGTGTTGATCTCCCCGATGCCAATAATATCAATATTATTCATCTTGATGATCGGCTGGTTGTGGCTTAAAAAGGCAAGAAACGATTATTTTTTATCCATAAGAGATAAGCAATTGGAGCTTTTCCGCTTGGGGTACACTGGCGACTTGCCATTCTTAACATACCAAAAAAAGTAATAATCAAGCCGGGTCACTCCGGCTTTTTGATATGTCGCTCGCAGAACTCAACAAGCCTGCTCATTAAGTAGCAGTAAGTCTCGTTGGCTCTTCCTGGTTCAACATCAACACCGACCCTTGAGCAGATATCGAATGCCATGTGAGCGCACTCATGGGCAATGGTAGATAGTTTGCCATTGAACACGCCTATCACATGCAAAACACCATTCTCGCTGCTCATTGTATGAGACGCTCCGTTGGCATCCGAGTCCTGCACGTCCACGCCAAGTTTTTGATGCAGGCGTTGCCATTCTGGAAAGTCTCTGCAAAACACAATTGTACCGCTCTCAAAGAGCGGTACGAGCATTTTTGGTACGTTTCCAATGTTAACTTTTTTCATGGTATCCTGCGTAAAACTAAGGAGGTTGGTGTGTATATATCGCTATCTACCATTTTTTTCATCTGCTTAGCTATTTGGCTTTTAAGAATATGGCAGGATTGCTCTGTCAGCCATGCTGCTGCGGTGAGAAATAAAAACGCCCTCATAAAAGAAGCTGAAAACGTTGTCTTATCAATGGATCACCTTTCATGGACCGAAATGACTACAGGGCAACAAGAGGTTTATGAGTGTGCGATTGAGCGGTTAAGGCTGCTTAAATCGTACAAAAAGAACCACGCACCCGACTCATTCCCATTCCTGAAAGAATGGCCGAGATGGTATGACCCGAAAAAAGCAACCATCAACCGCTAACCAACTTTTTACTGCTGGGCTTTCTCACTTGAAGCCTGAATTAGAGGTGTAAGAGTTTCAGATACCAGTCTGATCGCTCTATCATAAGCAGTACTTCCTTTTGGCGTGTTTGCTAACTTTAGTAATGCGTTCCTCATCGCGCGTGACTCATAGACCCTGCCAGCCATACCGATACCAGCTCCAACTGCCGCAACTTTTGCAAACATTGGATTTGTAACAGGCGCAAGAGCTGTTATCAGCGCTGCTGGACCAGCTACCATTTGCCCTGTTAGTGGGCTTGCGGCAGCTGTAGCTGCCTGTCTAGTGGAATCAAGATATTTCATTATCCCATCAAGCTGTTTCCCATGCTCTCCTCTGAAGAACGTCTCAGCCTGCTTCCGATTCCTTTTCATTTCATTAATAAACTTCTCAACGCTAAGCTTTCCTGAATCGCTTGTCGCCTTATCCATTGCACGCTGAACAAGTGCTGCTCTAGCATTTTGACGCCCACTATCATCAAGCAATCGATAAAGTTGCGCCCTTTCCGCTGGGCTTTGGCTGAATACTAGTTTAGTGACATCTTCTGGCGTTGTTTTACCACTCTGAATAGCTTTTTGGACACGTGTATTGCTCATCATGTCGTTGAACTTTGCCCAAGAACGATCAACACGCGACATGTTTTGCGCTTCCTTCGCACCTAGTTTTGCGCCAACCGCTTTTTTCATGTCTGTTGTGTATGCGTTATAAACAGACTGCGCAGCTTTCTCCAGCGTATCTCTATCGACCTCGTCAGGTGCTGCCATAAAGCGCTTACGTAAGTTTGTACGGTTTTCTCTAGCTAATTGCAGGTTATTTGGACCGCTGGTGATGTCATTTCTAAACTGTTGAAGGACAGAAACAGCTGAGCGGTCTTGCGATACTCCTGGGCGAGTTAACTTGGAAATCTGCGCATCAATTGCTTTCACTGTTCCAGTGATGTCAACAGGAGTATCCCCCATCAAACTGATGATCCTGTCGTACCGCTTGCCAGCAGCCTGAATAAATTGCTGCTGACCACGAGTAGCTGATTGGTAAAGTTGTGCGTCAGATATTCCACCAACATTATCGCTAAATGTTCTAACTAAATCTTCCCTGGCCTTTTGCTGTGCATTTCTTATCCCACCTGTTCCGGCTATTGGGATTCGCTCAGCCATAGCTCGTGCTTGCTTACCAATATTTGGTCCCGGTTCCACAAGATCTGTTGTCATCAGTGGCAAGTTGTTCTGCTTGGCAAAGTCAATCTGAGCTTGTTTTTCAGGAGCAATCTTACCCATAGCAGAACGAGACACTGCGCTTGCGGTGTTTTCTACACCCTTCAGTACCCCACCAAGACCAGCAGAAATTGCAGTTTGAACTGGATTAACATTCTCACCGCCAGCGATCTTAGTGGCACCCTGTAAAGCTAAATCAGTAGCGCCTGATTTTAGTGTTGCACCTACAACAGACGCAGCTCTACCTGCTGGAGTGAATGCAAGAGCATTTGCCAAGAATGACGTTATATCCTGCGGTGACAAACCAGGCTTGTTAAGTGCATATTCCCCTGAAGGAAGGGTGACTATGGAATTTCCCTTCTCATCCTTCCGGATTTTCCCGCCAATACTTTGCAGTATTTTCTCCTGTGAAGCGTCGGAACCAAATAGCTGTCCCAATCCAGCACGCAGTGCATCAGTGCTTAAGCTATTAAGCTCTGGAGCAGACCCAACATTTTGCAGCCTCTCCATTTCTGGTGTCATTCGGCTTTCACCGGTAACGGCATCGCGCATTGCAGCACCTAAAACAGCCCCTTGCTCAGCAGAGCGATCTAGTCCTTCCTTCTGCTGAGTGGCAAGCTGTGCATATCCTGATGCAAGTGAGTTGTCTGCTGGAGATTGCTGAACACCTTGTTGTGTTGGTGCTGACTGACCAGCAAAATACTCATCAATGGCGGTGCCAATATCTTCGGTGCTCGTACCATCAGGAAAGGTAAATGTCTTACCGTTTGCAGTTACTTTCATCATTCCACCGTAAATTGAATGCCTGATTTTGAGGTATATGATCCAACCTGATTCCGTGGTTCTCCTGAAGGTGTCGAATCTTGTGCTGGCGCTGCGTCAGTATTCATTGACATATACCGCTTAACGGCACTCCCCAATGATTCACCTTTTTTAACATCCAACCCCAATATCTGACCGCCATTACGCGATTGTCCAGGGTTGCCATTCGCGCTCATCCACTCGGCTTTAAACTCATTAAACTGCGCGTTTCGTCGCTCAAGGTTTGCCATTGCATCAAGCCATCTTGCGACCGTCTCAGGGTTATCCATGTCAGTTGGCGCACCCTGTCGAACGATCTCAACGTCTTTATCCGTTGCTGGGCCGGGAGGTAGGAATTTAAGAACCTGACTGTTAACAAGGGCATTTTGGCGAATGCGCAAATCACGCAATGTTGTATCGCTTCCGGTAAGTTTTGCGAACATGTTCTGTGCGTTACCGAACAAACCTGTCGTTGGTTTTTCTGCTCTGAACTGTTGAGCAAGCGCACTCATAGAATTGGCTGAGTTTGATGATGCTGTAGCATTGTTTACAGCCGTCTCGATGCCTTTTTCCATGTTTACTGACAGCTTAGGTGCTTCGCTAATCAACTGCTGAGCCTTTTCCTGCGCTTGCTGCATCTTAAACCCGAACTCTTGCTGATCCAGAGCCAAGCGTTGTGCTGCGATATTGTGCCCAGTCATTGCTGACTGATAGGAAAGGTTTTGCCCTCTCGCCTGAAGTGCTTCACCAGCCTGATTGCTGCGGATTGTCTCTGCAAGTTTTCCGCGATCAATCTCACGACCAGCCATCTTGTCCTGAACAGCAAACGCCTTTTCTGGTCCAAGCGCACCGAGAGACATAGTAGTCAGCATGTGTGATAGCTGCTCTGGATTCTGGTTACCTGTCTGAATCATCCAGTCAGCATTAGCACCAACGCGATTTAACCTATCCTTGTTGTCAGTAATGAATTTACTGTAGGCTTCCGGTCCCTGAGAAAGAGCGACGTTAGCCCTCATGGCTAAATCGCCCATATCGTTGCGTTGCTGCTCATTAAGACCGGAAAACGCCTGTTGTGCCTGCGCAACAAACGCTGGATTTTCCTTGGCAAACTTAAATAGTCCCGATGGATCACCAGAAGCCCATGCATCAGCATGAACCTTATTGAACGCATTAATCGCTTTCTGTTGCTGTTCCTGCTTATAAATATCAGCAACTCCAGCCAGACCACGTAACGCGGTCAGACCAACGTTATTTGCACCTGAGCGAGCCAGTTCATTGTTTTCGCGGATCAGACCAAGCGTTGCGTTAATGTCGCTTGCCTTTGGCGCATTCTCATTTTGCGTACCGATGCCAGCCAGAAAACCACCAGAATTAATACCCTGTTGCCACGTAGCCATTGATTACCCCTTAAAACAACGAGCCAAGCAGACCAAGACCAGCACCGATACCAGCACCCCACGGAGTTGATAGCTCGAGAGCACTGGCTATGCCACCACCCAAAAGCGCACCGGATGCAGCACCACTAACCCCCTGCTGCAATGCTGACGGTCGGTTGGCGTTTGCCGCAGCCAGCGCCGCGCTTTGCTGTGAAATCTGACTCATGTTGTTGGCATATGTTTGCCCGGCGTTTGCCTGCCCCTGAAGAGCGCCAAGACCGATATTTGCCAGGTTGTTGTAATTGTTCATTTGTCCAGATAGCCATTGCTGACCAAGCGTTGGTGCGATTGTTGCTAACTGATTACTGGTTGCAGTGGAACCCAATCCACCTGTTGCTTCCGCTGCCGCCAGACTCTGATAGCGAGCCTGACCTGCAAGGTCTTTGTACTGCTGAGAGTTGTAATACTGGTTAAGTGCCTGACCTTGCCCCTCCAGAGACGATAAGTTCTCGAGGCTGCCGACATACTTCTCAGCCAGAGGAGTAAACGGCTTCAGGTTGTTCATGATGGTGTTGAACTGCTGATTTTGCAGGTCTGCGGCATACTTCTGGGCTTCTGCTGCATACTTTGCGCTTTTATCAGAGCTACCACCTTTCCCGCCTTTTTCAGGGCACCAAGGTTCCTCGCCGCGCAGTTTTCTGCCCAGCTTAAATGCATATAACATGGCTATCTCCCGTGATTCAGGAAGTCGATTAGTTCTTCGCGTGTGGCGCTGTAAAAAGTCACGTCATCCACGCCTTTAAAGTATTTCTTGATGGTTCCGACACGCTTAAGGCCAATCATTGCGCAGTAAATCTGCCCGTGGCGGAATTTGCGTGCGGCGAACGATGTGACGCACTGAACGGTGGTGTTAGTCAGAATGTATCGCCAGAACGCCAGCCCTATTTCTTTGCTGAAGCCGCGAATCTCTGGCAGGTACATGGCGTGGCAATCGAATGTCAGCGGCTGAATCTCCTGATAATAAACAATGCCGCCAAACTGACCGTGCACGTTAACCTCAAAGTAACGGCATTCAGGCTTGTAGTCGTATCCATCACCGTTGTTGCTCCCGGCAATAATGTCAGGGTGATTTCCGACTGCTTCGATCAAGTCGATGTTTCGCGTTGGTTTGAACTGAATCATTACTGCTCCGCGATTATCTTGATGGTTGTGGCAGTAAACGCCGCACCATTCGACTGAATGGTTAACGTACTGCCATTTGTGGCAAGAAAGCCGTCTTTATCCACACTGAAGAACGTAGCTAACAGGATGTTGTCGGTTGTTGTCGCCGCATTACGACTGCTTACCAGTGTGTCAGGAACAGAACCGGAAAATGTTAGCTGCATTGACCTGTTGGCGGTTCCGCTGGGCCACGTCCCGACGATCGACAGCTTGAAGAACAAGGTTTTGTTCTCGTTGAACACAACCATCTTGTTGTTAACGGTGTCGAAGAATGGTGCCAACTCACCGGATGACGGCGTGAGCGTTTTCAGCAGGCTAACAAGGTTGGTAGGCGATGTCGGAATTGTTACCGATACCCCTGAGTAAACAACCTCTGATTTCTTGCGCGTGGTGGCATACTCAAGCGCAGATATTCTTGTTGAGTGATCACCAACTGTGCTTTGTAGCGTCGAAATACTTCCCTCTGCCGCTGTGAGCCTGGTATCAAGTGCGTCGATATCGGTTGTATTCTGAGTTATGCGCGCATCATGGTTTGCTAACTCAGATTCATTGGCAGCAATTCGCGTCTCGTGATCAGCCAGCTCTGTTTCAGCAGCCGTAATCCTTGTTTCATGATCTGCAAGAGTGCTTTCCGCTGCTGCAATTCTATGTTCATGATTGATGAGAGTTGCTTCAGCAGCTTCAATTCTGGATTCATGGTCTGCAAGGGTGACATCCTGCTCATCGTTCCTGACCTGTGCATCATAAGCGCCCTGTCCGGCCTCGTTGGCTTTGTTAGCCACGTTACCAACATCAGTGCCCTGTGCGATAACGTAAAGCAGATACGACTGCGAGAAGATATTGCGTGGAAGGACTGATGTGTCGAGCCGTGTAGCCTGAATGATTACCGGCACATTGAGATTCGAATCAGCCATTACTCAATCCTTATCTGGCAGCCTGACAGAGTGACAGGTGACTTCGTGATAACGCGCAATTTGAAACCGACATTTTTCCTGATGCGCCCTACTCGCTTCCACAAAACGCGTTTGTCGTAAACGAACGGTTCATTCTGCTCAATCATCTGCTCACGCCCGTAATTGATGCCGTCAGTGGTTGCAGAGAGAAAAAGGCGGTCAGCATACTGCGCAACTCCAGTTGAAGATTCAACTTCAAGGTCGAAAACTCTGGCGTTATCTGCTTTGAACAACGGAGTAAACAGCAGGTGTTCCTGCTGCTTGTCGTACTGACTGCTGATATCGAACTGCAATTTCCCGGTCACCGATTCCAGCTTATCGCCGCACGTTATCTGATTTCCTTCGTAAATGAAGTCGATAGCGCGGTACACATCGTCATACAAGCCTGTTTTCAACACACACCATTGCGGACCATTGGCGCTTGAAGATGCGTCGTACACGAGGACGTGGCGCGGAAGGTGGATAATCAGCAACTCATGAGCATCAAATCGTAGAGACTCCATCACGCCATCAGCCAGTTCATCAGCAGTGTAGGAGCGGAGGATTTTCTCAATGCTCGCGCTGGCGATTGGTGATACCTGACCGGAGCCGATGATGTAAACAGACGGCGCACCTGTTGCCGGATTGCTGATGAACGCATACGAATCAGCAAACGGCGTTTTGCAGTAGGTTCCGGCGATTCCTTTTTGCACCATCAACGATGGCTGGGCGACATACAAAGCGGCACCAACAGTGGTTGCACCAGTCAGGGAAAAATATTCAATCGTCGATGAACCAAAGCAGACGATGAAGTCTCGCCATGTTCCGATGCCGATGATGCCGTCAGGCTGCGATTCTGCGCGATATTGTGCGCTGTATCGGTCAGGATGTGATTCGTCTTCAAGGTCAGTGATAAACCATGAATCAGTGCCGTCTTTTGACCACGCATAACGCCCACGTAAGCGCGTAATGTCGCGTACTGAGCCTAACTCATACTGCGTGAATCCGCTGTCTGTAGGCCAGTTTGAGACGGTTTTAACCGTGCCATCATAGCGATACTCGACCAGTTTCCCGTTAACGCCTACCGCCTGTGATGTCCGACCATGCGCCATTGATACACGACCACTTCCGGCGACGTCACCGACTTCACTTTCGCCTTTGTACAGCTTGCCACCACACACGCGATAAACAGCATTCTGCGCCATGTTGTACTCGACGCCACGCGATACGCCGTTCACATCAGAACGTTTGGCAATGCCCGGGAATGAGCGAAGATATCCGCTGCTGTTAAGGATTTCTTTTGGTGTAGCCAACATATTCACTGGCAGATAGTCGATATAGTCGGCGTTTCGGAAGTCTTTGCCGACACCTTTCATAAGCGGAAGTTGCTGAATCGGCATTTATTCACCTATGCGTTTGGGATATCGCCATCAATCAGAGGGAGATCGCCTGGATAATATCAGTCAGATGTAAACACGTCATATTTATTACCCTGTCCTACAGGAAAATCTCCACGTCGTCGCATTGAAGGAACAACCAGAGTGTCGGTCATCAAGGCATCATATGAGCGTTGGGCGTTACTGAGAACTTGCGGAGTTGGTTCAAGGCTGTAATCAGATAGCATTCTCAGCAATAACTGATAGCCTACTGCGTGTTTGTATTTTCTTGGAAGACCTGACTCATCATCTGGTAATGGCTGATCATCTCCAGTTGCGAAAGCGTAACCAATGTCGCCGGGGTTAATCATCCACTCGGACATCATATCTTCCAGATCATTTACACCATCTTCAATTGATTGCGGCTCAACATCAGTCAGCGATGCATTAGAAGCAATAGCAAACTTACGAAGCGCAAAAAGGACGATCTCACCCTTTGTCAGTACTGTTGCCATTGTCTGCCGCCTTACGACCTCGCTTACTGGTCGGTTTCAATTCATCAACTGAGGCAACAAAGCCCAACCTTTCGAAAAACTGGAAGTCTTTTTCTGCGATAACGGCCTGTACATGCCCGGATTCGTTATCTGCGGCAAGGAATACACTCATCCGATCCATATTGTTTCCTTAAAACATAAAAGGGGCGTAAGCCCCTTGTTATTACGGATTACCGAAGAACTGACCGCCCATGTGAGGGTTAAAGCACACATATGCAGGCAGTAAGTCGAAGCGCATTTTTTGCACGTTGGCATCGCCATCTGCGTATTTATGTACGCGGATGGAGAAACCTTCATATGTTGCAACAGCAGAATCAATACTGTGCAGTTTCGGCAGTGGGATAGAGCCAAGTCCACAGAAGAACTTGTTATAGAACAGGTTTGGCTTCATTGTCTGGCTAGCAGTGCCTACTACAGATACGGCATCGCCTGCCTCTACCTGACGACTTACAGAGTTGTACTGCGGGTTTGTAGTGTCATAAATCGGAACACCAGAAAGCGTAACCGTCACATCGCCACCGCTGTCTGAATTAGCATCAGCAGTAACCGTTGCAGTGAAGCTAATTGGTGTGGCTCCGTTATACAACGCCTGTTTGGTCTGCTGTTGCAGCCAGTAGGTATTGGTGAATTTGACCTGATCACCAGCTTTCAGAAAACCTGTAACGCTGGCTGTCGCTCCGGTCAATGTTACAGTGAACTGGTATGAGTCTTTAACTGCGTTATAGGTAACAGTTGGCTGTGTTTTGACTGTCAGTGTTCCGCCAAATGCCCCCTGCGTACGAGAGGCAAGCCCATTAGACATCAGTGCGCGAATGCCGCCAAAATTGGTTGGGATCTGTGCGTTCTCCCATGCAGTACGAACCAATTGATCTGAAGCATGCAAACCAGTCTGCGCATCAGCAAGTCGCTGTGCAGACCATGGATCCATTACAGCATAGTTTTCACCTTCATTAACGCCGAGGTCTTTCAGGAAAGATGCCGTCTGCGCAACATCAGACCATTTGGTGATTGGAGTATTGGGGCTACCAAGTGACAACGCACCGTTATTCATCATGAAGTGAGCAAGCTCTGTTTCAAGGTCGGTAACGATTCGCTGGCGAACCGGCGCGAGAATTTCTTCCAGCTGGTTAAGCTTGATCGCTTCCTCCAGTTGCTGATATTCAACAGCAACAGTGATGTAGTTACCTACACGCCCCGTAGCTTTACCTGAGATCAGGTTGTTTTTATTTTTCCCTGAAATATCACCAGTGGGAGTACGGAGGGATGAGAATTGATGCGGACGTTTAAAGCTAACGCTATCGCCAGTGCTGGAGTTGATTTCACCTGCCAGCAACTGACGGTCTACGGTTTTCGCCAGAACTAAATCTGACATAAAACCCGGAAGGAATTTTTTCAGAACGATTTGACTGACGTTACTGTCGAGATTGTTAGGCATTTATCTTTTCCTTATTCGATTTTTGCGCCGGGGCATAATTTGTTGAATTCGTCTTGTTTCGCATCAGCACCGCCACCACGTACTTCCGGCTCTGGCTTGATGGCTTTCTTTGGTTTTGGAGCAAGGCTTACCTGTTTGCTAATCTGCCCCAAGAGGAATGCTGCGCGAATTGGATCTGTCTCAGCGGCTACACGCTGGCGTAATTGCTGGCTCTTGCCTAAGCCATAGGCGAGTAGTTCAGAGCCTTCGTCTGCACAGTGAATGATGATTTCCTGCTGAATTGGTGGTAGCTCACTAAGAACAATGGCTTCCATTTCCTGATAATCTTTCACAGGAAGTTTGGCTGCCCGTTGTTTATGCGCTTCTACCCTTTGCTGGAAACGCTGCTGGTATTCCTGTTGCTGACGTAGTTTTTGTTGCTGCTGCTGTTCGACACGGCCTTTTTTCTCATGCCAATCAGTCAATGCCTGTTCAAACGCCTGTTCGTCATAATCACACGACTCAAGAGTCGGTTTTGGTGGAATAGCGTCTGGTTGTGGTTGCTGATGTTCCGCTGGCTTGGCTAATGCTTCCTCAAGCTGGCGGCGCAACTCACGGTTTTCTTTCTGTGTTTCTTTGAAGCCTTTGCGAAGATCTTTCACCCATTGCGGCGCAGGTTGCCCGTCAATGTGATCATCATCGTCAGCGTTAAGCTGAATTTCTTCATCACCAATACGCAAGGCGTAATCTTCTGGTGTCTCTTCGGTTTTTTCAGGCTCAGTTGCCACCTCTTTACCGTTGTCATCCTGGCTTTCATTCTCAGGCTGTGACTCTGTTTGGATGATGGTTTCTTCTGCATTTTCCTGTGTTTCAGACAGGTCAATAACCTGACCGTCGATGATCAGTTCGTTTTCCATTGATTACTCCTGGTTAACTCGGCATTAAGTCTGCCGGTGACTGTGGTGGTGACTGGAATTGCTGTTGTTGTGACTCGGCGACATCTTTCAGAAGGCGTATTGCCTCCATCACTGCTTTGTCATCGATGTTTCTGGCTTGAGCCAGTTTATAGACAGTGTTTGCCTGACTCTCCATCGCATCCTGCTGGGCAGTAAATGCTTTGATTTGAGTTTGAGCAGTTTCGTTAGTTGCTTTTTGCGCTTCTGCCTGCGCTGCTACCATTTGCGCCTGAGCGAGAACCATTTCAGGATTTGGCTGGCTTTGTGCTGCCATTTGCGCCTGTTGAACAATCTGCTGCTCTTTCTCATTGCGTGGTTTTGCAATGCCAGATATCAGCAGTTGGTTTCGGTTGTACTCTTTGAAGTCATCAAGGCCTTCGCCATCAATATTGTCCAGAATAATACCCTGAATTGCCGGGCGCATTGGGTCTGTTGGAAGCATAGAGCTAAGGACATTTGTCAGTACAGAAACCGTTGCATCACGTCGTGCTGTGTAGCTTGGTCCAACATCAACCGTCACATCGTATCGACCGACAGAAAGGTCATTTAAAGCAACAACAGCCCCTGTTTGCCTGTCAACAACCTGTGCGCTCAGGACAGCGATATCATCACTTCCATCTTCGTTAACGATGCGCACTTCACGCTCTGAACCGTACACTTCACGCGCCATTGACAGCCATACTTCACCAGCGCGTTTAAGACTTTTCGCCATATTGTCCAGATAGATAAACGAAGCCATATCTGCTCTGTTCATCAAGTTGTTAACCGTTTCCTGAGCAATATTACTTGGCATCTGCTGCATGGCCTGACTGCCGCCTGTAACCTCCTGAATATCTGCACTGGTTTGCTGTAGTAATGCAGCCAATGCCTGATTCATAACCGCAGGCTGTGTATATCCTGCCGGGGTAGCTCCAGCGATAATGTTGCCAGATTTATCTCTCACTTCGCGCAACGGCAAGAACGCTGGTCGTTTCTTGTTGCGAGCCTCCCAGTGCTTCTCAAGTCCACGAATTTGCTCCATGCCAACTATAGGGATCTGACCGGGGTCTTGCGCTGCAGTATCAGCCAGCATTGATACCTGAAGGTTGTACAAACGTTGTGGATCCATTGCTTTTGCAATGTGCCCTTCGACACGCTCAATGTCATCAATGAACCAGCGTTTTCCATAAACCGGGATGAGGGGGATATGTTCACCAGGAATACGTCGAGGTTTCTCAAGGAAACCATCACCATCCACTACGGATACATACACACGACGGCGCTTCACTGAGCGCCTTGCCACTTCATGAAATCCAGCTATTGCCAGTTCATCTTCAATATCTTCAACCTGATCACTGTCGTATGTTGCAATCTCTCCAGTGATTGGATGTCGATAACTGATGACGTCAACAGACTCTTTACGAACTTCGTAATACTTCGCTATGTAAATAACATCTGCACCAAACCAGTTATATTCCCAACTGGTCATAGACGTTACATCCAGAGAAGTAGGAGGTTTCTTCCCGTATTCAGCCTCATATTTTTCAGGTGACAACGAATACATACAGAACGCCCACAACGCGTCAGATTTGTCGTACTTCTTAGCGTCAGGGTCAAACCACACAGAGCGCGACGGGTCGTATATTGGTTCAATAGCAATACGCTGACGATCGTCCATGGGGTCGTATTCATTGACCAGCATCGACGTCAAACGGAAGCAACCGAAACCACCAGTAGCAGCGTCGTCAAATGCATTATCGCAAGCCTCACCGCCATCAGTTTCTTCGTAGTCAGCACGGAACAGACCATTTAATTTATTGGCTAACTCTTCGCTTGCCTCTCTGTCACCAGGACGAAAATTAACGGTTATTCTGTTATTGCGGTATTCTGCAATGATGCGGTTAAGTTCAGTTGCTACCTTATTGATTTCAAACTTAGGATACTTCTCGAACTGCTCATCAAGCTTAGTTCCAGCCGCCGTTGCTCCTTCCCATTGACCTCCGGGGACACGAGCAAACCTCGTAGCTTCAATGCACTTTTCGCGCACTTCCTTCTGTGGAGAATAGGCGCGGTCAAACCTGAGCATGATCCGCTCATGTTTTTTCTCTAATGTCTCTGCCATGTTTACCAACCGGAGGATGAGGGAACGTATATTTCTGTTTCTTCGCGGACCAATGCCGGGCAATGCATACACATCATCAGCGCATCAGCCAGGTTAGGAGATGAAATACCGAGCTTCTGCTTCATTTCGACCTTAGTCATAAGCTCCAGCTTCCCGTTATTATTGAATTTGCGCTGAATCTGCGTCAGTTCTGCAAACAGCTTCTCCAGCATCTTCTCGCCTATCACTTCTTTGTCGAAACTCAGCATGTCGTCGGGGTCTGCATACTCACCGTGGACAACCGCCCGATATGTCAGATACAGCCTGTCAGCCAGCGCGTAATAGAATTGCGCTCGCTTATTGCGGAATACATCGCCAATAGTGCGAACGTTGTCGCCCTGTACGACTTCATCAGCCCATGCTCCGGCCTGATACGGAGCATCTTCATCGAATGGCGATTCGCTGCCCTTGAACATCGTGGCGGTGATTTTCTTGCCGGAGAACGCTTCCGTTGTCTGTCTGCGTAGCCCGGCACCAACACCATCACCATCCCACAGGTAATGGTCAGCGCCGTCTTCAATCGCCAGCGAAGTAGCCCAGTCAGCACCCTCGTTGATGTCCATCAGCAGACCTTCGGCAATGCGCTTAACTACCGAACCGTGACGCGATGCATAACCTTTAGCATCTGGCCCTGTATCTGATGGGTCATGCGCAGAGACAACAGCGCCTTTCGCTTTCCATCCGAGTTTCTTGTGCGCATCGGTTGCGGCTTCAAGCCATTCACGTTTGATGATTGCCATATCACTTGCGCTTACTGGCTCACCAAGCCAGATGTGACGATACAGTGTCGGGTTTCTGCGTTTGCACTCTTCCATCTCCAGACGGAGAACTTCAGGAAAATGCGGGTTGTCGGTGTAGTTCACCGTCAGCAGGCAAATATCATCGGGAGGATTTACAACGAATCGCTGATAGGTATCGTCGAGTATGTTCTTCGGGTTAAAGCTCACCCATATTTCGGAAAACGGCTTGCGGATGGTTGGAATCAGGATATCCCACGATTCCTTTGTTACCGCTTCCGCTTCTTCCACCCAGCAAATATCAATGCCTTCTAGCGATTTAATCTTCGTCGGGTTGTTTTTGATGCCGTAGAACATGAATTCAGCATTCGTTCCGAGATGACGAATCATTGAACGCTGAATTTCAAACTCAGACGAATACCCTTCCCGCTCTATGGTGTCTTCAAGCAACCGGATTACCGAATCGCTGATACTGTTTTGCAGTTCACGAGCGCAGAGAATACGCACTGGCTGACGACGCGCCGCTTCAACAAGCAGCCTAGCAATTGCCCATGACTTACCGCTACCTCGACCGCCTTTGGCGACTTTGTAGCGATGCGCCTCAATGAACGGTTCAAAGATAGGATTAATCGAGGTCATTTTCCGAATAGAGTGCTCATCGGTGATGTTTCAATCTGAATTGCGCCGCCGTCTTTGCCGACAAGCTCGTTAGTTACCTTGTCGCCATACTTACGGGGATTCATTCGGGCCAGCGCCCATTTGCGGGTATCAACGCGAAGTCTTGCCTTTGCCACCTCAGCAGCATCTGGAATCGCAGTGTCAGCAATTTCGAATATCTCTTCGAAAATAGAATCAGCTCGTGCCTCAGTTGCCTTCGCGTACTTGTCTCTAAATTCTTCATGCTCTGACAGCCAGCGAAATACAGTAGCCTTTGCTGGCATGCCGGGGCGCTTGCAAACCTTAACCAGACTTTCCCCGGAGGCAAGCAGCGCACAGATATCATCAGCCACCTCCGGTAGGTAATCCGAAGGGCGACCGACATTCTTTTTCTCAGTCGCCATATTGATTATTTCCCTTCTGCTTGCTTATCCCATTCATCGCGGAATTTGGATGGGTTGTCGAAACCTTGAGTTGCCATGTTTATGCTCCGGTAGTGAACAGGTCTAACGCTTCCTTCGATTTACGCACCGCTTCAAATGTGCGGATCGTGATATCCGAATTAGCGCCACCTGACTGGAAGTGAATTTTGAATAGCTCAAGCTTCAGTTCGTCAGTGCCAATGAATTGAAATGCTTCTTCTGCGGCTGCGTTCTGGTTCATGACCAGTTTGTAAATCTCTAACTGGAATTTCTGTTCTTCAGTCATGGGAATAATCTCTGCCATTGTTGGCTCCGTTTATCCGTTAAAAGGGATATCAGTTAAGTTATCCCGTGTAGGGTATAAGCCATTGTCGAGACCACTCATTGAATGGCCTCTGCAATAACCGATGTCTTTCCATCAGTCCGCCACCACAAAGAATCTTTTTTGCCATAAGGCTGGAGGTTCATCTTTCAGTGGCTGCCAGTGTTATTTCCCCACTTACTGGCTTGGGTTGTTTCGCGGTACTGCCGTAATGCAAAAACTGGATTAACCTGCGAAATCACACCATTCCGGGCAAATACATTTGCACTTCATTTGCCGCTCTCTCACGTGCAACATGAAGCAATCTTTTTCGCCCACCAACGCCCCACTTAGCCATTTGGCTTGCGCACTGGCTTATCGCTTTGGTTTCAGTATTGATGATGTGATCGATTCTATTCAGACGGGACATTGCGCCAACGCCGAGACGGACAACCGTTTTGAAAACTTCATAAACTTCGATTTCAAATTCCGGCTTAATCCATGCTGCATATCTGATTGCCAGAAGTTCAACACCCCACACACCTGGTTCTGCACCACCTTTGATTATTTTAAGTGGTTGAATTTGTTCCAAAGTGCTTTTTTGCACTTTGGCCTCCAGTGCTTTTATGAAGCGTTTTATCTGCGCGCTACGCAAAAACTGGCTTGGGCGCTGTTGCTCTGTAGCCTCTCCATTTGCAACTGCTGCTGCATGGAGATCGTTTAAGTTGTAGCGTCCATCCTCATCAACACGAACGGACACACCATTGACAATAACTGTTGGGTACTTCATCAGTGATTACCTTTTAGTGATGAACCTTGTCACACAGGATTCCGGCCCACAGAAAGGCACCGATTACCAAACCGGCATCCTCAAGGGTCATCCTGAAAGGCTCTGTGTTCATAAGTCGCGCGTGTGAAGCGCGTTTGTTGCAGATATAAAAAAGCCCCGCGAATGCGAGGCTAAATCCTGGTATTTGTAATGACTGGCTCTTATCTCAACGCAGCCCCTTACCGCGCGCCAGATGCTCAACTTCAAGCATCAGCAATGAGATGTTTAATCTGGATTCACTCCAGAAGTGATCACCACCCTGTCTACAGAGACAGATGTGAAGGATGATGAGTAAAATTATCGCTATCATCGAAGGCATTGCGTCCTGATGTACTCCTGCAGGTAGTTAACCTGCGCGGTTATCTTGTCGATTCCACTTCGGAGACGGTAATAATTGAGTTCAGCATCTGCTGTAAGTCTTGGGCTTTCTCCATCGCCCATGCTGCTGGCTCCGGCCGTTGACTTTGCACAGGTGGCGGCGACTTGCAGGCGCTTACGACCAGCAGAAACATCAGCACGGAGGCTTTCGATAGTCTCGTTAGCATCAGCAAGCTCCTTTGTGTATCTGGCGTCGAGTTCCGCTACATCACGTTGACGCTTCTGCATGTCAGCGATTGTGGATGCGGCCTTATCGCGCTGCTCTTTGTAGATCATGGCGTTATCACGGTAATGATTAACAGCCCATGACAGGCAAACGATGATGCAGATAACCAGAGCGGAAATAATCGCGGTTACCCTGCTCCTGCTCATTGCTGCCCCCACAAACAGACTTCACGCTCAATATCACGACGGGTCATCAGCCCTTTCCATTGCTTACCGCCAGCGTATGTCCAGCGACGTAGCTGGTCACATGCGCCTTTGATATCACCCTGGTTTATTTTGCGAAGAAGCGTCGATGTTCTGAAATTGCCAGCCCCCACGTTGTAGACGAACGAGTAAAGAGCGCCACGCGTTGTTTCCGGTATATCGACTTTGATGTACGGGTTAATTTGTCTGGCGACAGTGGCAAGGTCTTTATTCAGGAGGGCTTTGCATTCTGCTTCGGTATACGTTTTACCGAGCATAATGTCTTTTCCGGTGTGCCCGTAACATACAGTCCATACACCAACGATATCTTTATATGGTATGTAGCTGACGCCTTCCAGACCATCGTTACCACTTGGGCCAGTGATTAACACAGATGCTATAGCAATAGCCCCGCCACCAATAGCCGCAGCAACGGCTTTTCGTAATGATGGAGGCATTATTCACCTCTCGCAGCCTTTCTTCTGTCTTCTCTGATTTTGAAATACAGATTTGTCAGATAGGTGAGAAAACCCAACACAAGGCTTCCAAGCACCCCAATCGCAGCCCACTGTGATGGACTGACCTGATCCAACCACTGTAAAAACCAGTATCCCGCACTACCAGCGGATGTTCCGTAGGCAATGCCAGTTGAGATTTTGTCCATTGATTTCATAGCAACGCCTCCGCCAGTAACGGATTGCGTAGTTCTTATATTGGGAAGGGGAAAAAAGAAGGCCGCAGCATAACTATCACTGATGAATTCAGAATAGCCAGTGGCTACGGCTCAGTAATGGTGCTGGTTAACGGACTTGAACCGCTACCCATTCGCTTACAAGGCGACTGCTCTACCATTGGAGCTAAACCAGCATATTTGGAGGGGCAGCGTGGACTCGAACCACGATAAGAAGGTTAACAGCCTTCCGTAATGACCTTTATACGACTGACCCAAATAAAAAATCCCGAAACCGTTATGCAGGCTCTAACTATTACCTGCGAACTGTTTCGGGATTGCATTTGCAGACCTCTCAGCCTGCGATGGTTGGAGTTCCAGACGATACGTCGAAGTGACCAACTAGGCGGAATCGGTAGTAAGCGCCGCCTCTTTTCATCTCACTACCACAACGAGCGAATTAACCCATCGTTGGGTCAAATTTACCCAACTTTATTCAAAAAGTCAATATCATGCCGTTAATATGTTGCCATCCGTGGCAATCATGCTGCTAACGTGTGACCGCGTTCAAAATGTTGTCTGCGATTGACTCTTCCTTGTGGCATTGCACCACCAGAGCGTCATACAGCGGCTTAACAGTGCGTGACCAGGTGGGTTGGGTAAGGTTTGGGATTAGCATCGTCACAGCGCGATATGCTGCGCTTGCTGGCATCCTTGAATAGCCGACACCTTTGCATCTTCCGCATTCTTTCTCAACAACTCTCCCCCACTGCTCTGTTTTTGCTATATCAACCGCACGGCCTGTACCGTGGCAATCTCTGCATCTTGCGCCCGGCGTCGCGGCACTACGGCAATAATCCGCATAAGCGAATGTTGCGAGCACTTGCAGTACCTTTGCCTTAGTATTTCCTTCAAGCTTTGCCACACCACGGTATTTCCCCGATACCTTGTATGCAAATTGCATCAGATAGTTGATAGCCTTTTGTTTGTCGTTCTGGCTGAGTTCATGCTTACCACAGAATGCAGCCATACCGAATCCGGCTTGTGATTGCGCCATCCCCATAGCAGCCATCACATCAGCACCGGAAAGAGAGTCAGAAGCCGTAGCCCGTGGTGAGTCGCTCATCATCGGGCTTTTTGGCGAATGAAATTTAGCTACGCTTTCGAGTCTCATGCGCCTTCTCCCTGTACCTGAATCAATGTGAGGTTTCCGCAGAACACTGCGCCGGTATCGATATACATCTGGTTGGCAAACTTGAGTGGTTTCACTGCTGGCGTATGACCAAAGATGAACGTGTCCGCGCCTTTGATTTCTTTCACGAACCCGTCTTGTGAGTTGCTGATTCGTTCGCGGTTCCAGATTACCTGCTGATGATCAACTGGCTTTCCAAACTCGTATTTATCACAAGGATAATCGGCGTGGCAGATGACATATTTTTTACCTTTGCTCACCAGTTCGATGATTAACGGAAGTTCATCTGCTTTATGGGCAAGAGCTTTAGCCAGAATTTCTTTGTCGTAATCGAGATTAAAGAACCAGCCACCGCCATTAAACAGCCAGTGATTGACGTTTCCACGCTCTGATAAGCCATCAATCATCATTTGCTCATGGTTTCCACGTACAGCTCTGAACCAGGGGAATGTGATTAATTCCAGGCATTCGACGTTCTCTGCACCGCGATCGACCAAATCGCCAACCGAGATAAGCAGGTCTTTTTGGGTGTCGAATCCAATCGTATCCAGTTTGTTCATCAGGTTCGTGTAGCATCCGTGCAGGTCGCCAACTACCCAAATATTTCGGTATTTGCTGCCATCAATTTTTTCGTAATAGCGCATCTCTTTCACTCCATCCGCGATGAACCATAAGAACGTCGTTGACGATGGCGTGCATTTTCCCGTCTTTATCATCAACGTATTTTCTGACCGTACCGCGACTACATTTCAGTCTGCGTGCTACTTCTGTCTGGTTTCCGTATGCTTCAACGAGCATGTCTGGAATGGTTTTTACTGAGAACGTCATGCGGCCTCACTTCTGCTATTTCGCAGGTCTTTGAGTTTCTGTTGGTACTCTGCCTTGATCGCCTTGCACTCTTCGATAGTCCAGCGATGGCGGTTATGGTTTGATTCGATTTCGTCTACTGCTTCCTGCCCGATACGGCTAATCAGTTCGACGCGATACGGAACGAGATTTCCGCTTTTGTGCTGGTTGCACACCACGCATTGCTTGTGAATATTGCGTTCATCAAATCGGAGTTGAGGTGCCGCAGCAGTTGTCCGGTAATGTCCGGCATCCCACTGAGCAGACGTGAGCGTTCCGCACGAGATACATGGTAAGTCGCGGTCTCTTTCTCTGATGAAGGCGTTTACGGCTTGTTGGGCTTGTTTAATCCAGTAACTGCGGGGCTTTAAGGCGAGTTTTCGAATCTTCAGTTTATCTTTCTGTTTCTGCTCCTCTCGTCGTAGTTTCTTCTCTGCTGCTTTTTCCGCTTTTTCGCGTTCTTTGCTTCGTCGTTCGAGTGCTATCTTTGTTCCACACTCTGGAGAGCACCACCACTGATTAGCGAATGCAGGGTGAAACCATTCCCGACATTCACCGTTTTTACATCGTCTTCGTGCTGGTTTAGCCATCGTCTTCTTCCTCGTACATTGAGCTATTCGGATCGCTCATCAGTTCTGCGCAGCAGTGCTCACACACGTGAACTTCCAGCACATGCAGCTTCTGACCGCAGTTAGCGCACGTTAAAGCTCGCTCGACGCTTTCTTTCTGGTATTGAAGGGATTGGGATGGGCTAAGCATTAACAACCTCCATACAAACTTTCACGAATGCCGTTGCTACTTCTGCATTGATTGCGTTTCCATATCCAATAATTCGCTGATCTTGATTGCGCTTTGCCATTCTTCCCAGTGTGGACTTGCCTCGTCCCAAGCTTTTGGCAATGCCATTAACCATCGGGAATGAGCCGGGTCTAACTGGACGATATTTTTCATCTCTACAGTAAAGCCAGTCTGCATCTCTCCAGAAGCCGTTAACCGGTAATGGGTACATAGCTTCACCGTCCCGGGAAGTTTCAAGCAGATTCTTGGGGTTCCGCTCTTGTCTTTTCCGCTGTAGCAATGCGTTGAACCTGTTGCATCGTTCGCTAAAGGAGTTTGCCATCCCGCTAGTCTCACGCATCCAGATAGGTTCTGAATTCCCCTGCGTGTCTCTGGCTGAAAGTTGATATTTGTCGTTGGAGTAGGCCACCCAATACAATCGCTGCCTGATGTGCGGAGAACCGAAGCCCGCAGCGCAAATATCGGTACCTGCAGAGGTGTAGTTCGCACCTTCCAAGTCAGTTTGTACAAGGTCGAGCCAAGCGAGGCCGTCTGCGCTTGCAACCTGTTCGCCAATAACGATGCCAGGATTGCATTTTTCAATAAGCCAGAAGAATGCCGGCCATAAGTGCCGCTCGTCATCAACCCCTTTTCCTTTGCCTGCCGAGCTGAAAGGTTGGCATGGGCAACTTCCTGTCCAGATACTCTTGTTGTCTGGCCATCCTGCTTTTCTAAGTGCATAGCTCCAAACTCCGATTCCTGCAAAAAAGTGGTGCTGGGTAAATCCTCGCAAATCACCTGGTGTGACATCTTCAATACTCCTTTCATCTACATAACCGGGGGCAATTTCTCCAGCGTCAATTAAGTTACGCAGCCATTGCGCTGCATACGGATCTATTTCGTTGTAATACGCAGTCATCGTCATTTCCTCGCACGATGTCTTAGCCACCGGATATCCCACAGGTGAGCCGTATAATTGAAGGTTTTTACGTCAGATTCTTTTGGGATTGGCTTGCGTTTGTTTCTGGAGCGCTTCGTTGGAAGGTATTTGCAGTTTTCGCAGATTATGTCGGTGATACTTCGTCGCTGTCGTCTCATTCGTACCTCCTGTCGGTAAATCTGACACCCTGACCAATAGCCCAGGCTGTTGTGTACTCGATCAGACTTGCCATACGCTTCACACTCATCTGCGCGCTGCTTTCGCGAATGTTGACGAATTCGCCTTCAAGGCCGCGCAAAACATCAGCTTCCTGTTTTGTTGCCACTGCATGACCGCTAATCAACAAAACCTTCCACTGTTCTGGTTTTAACCATTTGCCGCACCATTGAACCTGACTTGCGATATCCGCCAGCATCGCGTGAAATTTTGCGTTCTGGTCAAGGTTGCGCTTGTAGTCAGTAATGCGGATGGTAACTGGCTTGTCTTTATCGAGTGGTGTTGCGAGGATGGCGTTGATTGCGGCTTGCTGTTGTTGCTTACTCCTGAGGAAAATTGTCTGTTTCATGGAATTCCTCAATATGTGTAAAGGCTATATCCGTTTTTATTTGTCCTGGTGCCATAGCCATATAGGCTCCAGTCATCCTGTTTTCTCTCACCAAAAATATGCTTGCGGTATTCTTCCTGCTGGCGTCTCCATATTTCCATCATGTCTGGCTGGTTCTTTTCTCGCATTTTTCTGATCTGCTCAAGGATGAACTCTATTTGCTGCTGATTTGTCATACTCACTCCTTCACTTTAACTCCAGCCGCGCGGATGGCCTCTACATCGCTTTCGTATTGTGATTCTGCACCTGAGTCATAGCCAATGTGATAATCACCGGGAAGTGGGCCTTTCTTTGGCTTTTGCAGCTCAATTTCAATAGCTGCTCGCGATGCCTGCCATGCCTCCCATGCAATCTCGACCTTGATGTGCATAATCTTCATCACGTCACTTGAAACGTGATATTTGTTTTTAAACCATTCTTCAAACTGCTTTCTTGATTCGTCCATATCAATCCCCGTTATGACAGGTTAATTTTCACCCAACCCTTCCCACGCACATTTGCAACAAGCCCTTTCTTTCTCAGGTATTGCATACGGCGATCGATGGTTTCGATATACATTCCATTGCTCCGCCATTTAAGCCAGATATCAAAAACAGGTGTTGGTCTTTCACTCAGCATTGAAAGAATGTTTTGATCTAATTTTTCGTACTTGCTCACAAATACCCTCTCTCACTTAATCGCGCCCACGCTTCGTTAAACTCTTCTCGGGTTGCGCCGGATTTTCTTTCTTCAAACATCATGCATTCGCTGATGTCTCCCCATGACTTTGGTCGCTTTTCAGCAAACAGATCATCCCATTCGAATACCCAGCGGCCTGATTTTCGGTAGTGGTAAATGGTCAGCCATGTTGTGCTGTTCGCTGGATACCCATAGAGAACTTCGACTTTTTGATCACGGTCTTTATGCTTTTTCAGCAGGATAAAGCCAGCAACCAGCGAAGCTCCGGCAAGAATGATGATTGGAATTTGCCAGTCAGCCACACTTCCCTCTCCCCCAAATAAAAAGGCCTGCGATTACCAGCAGGCCTGTTATTAGCTCAGTGATGTAGATGGTCATCAGAATCCTCCTTTCTTCTTGGACTGCGGTTCCTCGCGTTCACGGCGGCGCATTTCAGCAGACTGTTGGTCTGTGTCATAAATAGCGCCATTTGCCTGAATGCAATACACCGTGCCGGTATTGCCATGACGATTGAGGCGAAGGATTAGTTCGGTTTCACCAGGAGGAACGCTGTCATCAAAAGCGCCTTCACGATGGATCCCCACCCAATAATCGCAATCCTGTTCAATCTGCCCTGTATCTCGTGAGTCACTTGGTAATGGGCGTTTATTGGTTCGGCTTTCCAGTGCGCGGTTAAGCTGTGTCAGAAGCACAACAACGCAATCAAGCTCTTTGGCAAGGTTCTTCAGTCCTTTGGTGATCATGCCGTAAGCAAGGTCGTTGCGATCGGCCTTCTCAGCGGTCATTAGTGTCAGGTAATCGACCAGAATCATGCCAACACATCCTTTTTCTCGCTTGATTCGACGGCTTTCGCTGACGATTTGAGCCAGAGATAATCCCGGCGTGTCGTCGATGTAAAGCAGGTCGATTTCACTCAAGCGATTGGCTGTTTCGATCGCCCTGTTGAAGTCACCATCGTAATCACCCTGATAGCCGTCATCAGCGTCATTTGTCGCCGGAAGGTAAAAAATATTCGGGTTAACACCTGACTTCTGTCCTACCAGTTTTTCCAGTATCTGGTCGCCTGGCATTTCAAGGCTGAACATCAGAGCGGGCTTTTTCTCATGCACTGCGCAGTTGATTGCCATCTGGCTGTATAGCGTCGTTTTCCCCATCTTAGGGCGAGCGCCAATGACAAACAGAGAGCCTTTCACCAGACCTTTCGGTGACAGCATCCTGTCCAGCGATGGGATCCCTGTGCTCATTCCTCGCTGTTCGCCTGACGGGTCAAATCGCTTCTCAAGGTCGCTAACCCAGTCTTCCATGACCTCACCAAATGAGCGAAGGCCACGACGCGATCCGGTTTTTGCATGGTCTGTCAGTTGCGTGAAAATCGCCTGAATAGCTTCGTACTTCTGCGTTGCAGTCATTCCGTTGCGGGAATAGAGCAATTCCGTCGCTTCAGTCATGCGGTTGATGGCGTAGCGTTCCATTGCGGTTTCACGAACCTGCATTGCATAGGCAACGATGTTTGCTGCACTTGGCGTGTTCTTTGCGATCTCAGCGATATAAGCAAAACCTCCAACAGACGCCGTTAACGATTTACGCTCAAGTTCATCGAAAAGCGTCAGGCCATCTACTGGCTTTTGCTCCCGGTGCATTCTGGTTATTTCTTCGAAAAGGATTTTGTGTGGTCGGCTGTAAAATGAATCAGGCTTCAGCATCGCCAGAACTTTCTGGACGCGCTCACTGCTGTCATCATCCAGAAGCAATCCACCAATCACCGCCTGCTCTGCCTCGATGCTATGGGGCGGCGCATAAAAATTATCGGTCATCGTGTTCACCCTCACGAACTTTCAGGTAGGTATTATCGTTAAGCAGGAAATCAAATCCCTTTTTGTGCCAGACAGTTCCACGTTGATGGTTTGGACGCTCTTCGAACATCCATCGACAATTTTCGCCTACGTAGCTCAAATAATTTCTCCAGTCCTGCATCGTGAACCCATGTCCGTCAAGCTGGCGGGTTATCACTCCGGCTTTGCGCCAGAACGTTCGGATCTGGTTTTTACGCTTGTCATTCAGTGCGCGGATTCTTGGCGCTTCAGGAAGGATTTCGTGGTAAGCATCGACAACATCCTGACAGCTAACGGAAGGTTTTTTCTTGTCAGACTTTTTGTCTGCTGTGGCACTCTCTAATACGTCAGTATTAGAGATATTATTTATATTATTGTTTATGGACAACCGTTGGACAACCGTTGGACAATCTCCACTGAGAGCCGCGCCATTACTGGTGTTTGCGTTGGACAACCGTTGGACAACCGTTGGACAATTTTTTGCCTGAAAATCGTCATATTTAACGATTGTAAACAGGCTAAATTTCTTCCCCATCGAGCAAATATTAAGCATCCCTTTCGACTCAAAAGTCCGTAATAAGCTCCGAACTTTGTTGTCGGGAATGAATGTTTCTCTGACCAGCGACGGGCGTCCAGTTATCATCTGACCGCGATCAACAGTTATCGGACCGATATCCGTATTGACGACAGTAGATTCGTGATTAGCCTTGAGGATTAAGTGAAGCCAAAGATGTACTGCCTGAGAGTCCTTATAGAGCCTGCTGTCCATAAACTGGCGGTGTATAGAGACATACCCCATACTGGATGCCTCCTGATGTTGTACAGGGTTATGCCTGTAATCAGCTAACTTAACGACGCCCATGTTTCACTCCTGCTTTGGCTAGTCTGTAAACACCAACAAGGCGCTCTGCGAACGCCCTGTTATTTGCTGCGGCTACCACTAATCCCTCAGGTGAATCAGGGTGTCGAATCTCTTCTTTTTCCTGGTATTTCTTACGACGTTTTGTCATAATTACTCCTGTGGATTGATCCAGTCTTTCTACATCAGGCCTCGAAGAATTCGCCGTTCTTCGGGGCTTTTTCTTTTGTCAGCATTCTGGCTACTTTCTTAGCCAGTTCCGCCAACTCCTCGTCTTCAACACCCCATTCAAGAACAGCCAGAAGCATTCCCATTTTTGGGATGAAGCTGTCTTTCCATCGCGAAATTTGCGATTCATTAATCCCTAATGCATCAGCAACCTTTCGCTGACCACGTACAGCAATTCGATTCAGGATGTTGCTTGTAATTGCATTCGCTTTCTTGCGAGTACTTGTAAGTTGCATATGTAAGTATTTCCTTAACAAATAAGAAGTTATACGCATCAACTTATGTGCGTTGTATTCCCGCATTTCGGCGGGAATGAGGACCATGACTGTTAAAGAGCAATTTGCTTATGCCGCTTTGCGGTAAGCGCTTTCTTGATACTTCAGGGCGCCAGCTGTAACGACTTCCAGTCGATAGGCGTCTTTCTCTGGGATGACTTCCTTCCACTGAGAGACTGCTGCGTCGCTAATGCCTAACGCTTTAGCGACAGCACGCTGGGTTCCGAAGTGGTCGATAACATCTTTCTTGTACATAGACTCGCTCCGAAATTAAAGAACACTTAAATTATCCACCAAAGGAATCTTAAGTCAAGTTTATTTAAGATGTCTTAACTATGAAAACTCAATTGATGGGAGAGCGCATTCGCGCTCGGAGAAAAGAACTCAAGATCAGGCAGGCCGCACTTGGAAAGATGGTCGGCGTGTCTAATGTTGCCATATCTCAGTGGGAACGCTCTGAGACAGAGCCAAATGGAGAGAATCTTCTCGCCCTGGCTAATGCGTTGAAGTGTTCCCCTGACTATCTGATGAAAGGAGAGGAAAGTCTTTCAAACATTGCCTATCACAGTAGGCATGATCCAAGAGGGTCATACCCTCTGATTAGCTGGGTGAGCGCAGGATGCTGGATGGAAGCTGTAGAACCATATCATAAGCGTGCAATAGATAACTGGTACGATACAACCGTAGACTGTTCAGAAGATTCGTTTTGGTTGGACGTGAAGGGAGACTCAATGACGGCTCCGGCCGGTCTCAGTATCCCTGAAGGAATGATAATACTCGTCGATCCTGAAGTAGAGCCGCGTAACGGGAAACTGGTAGTTGCAAAGCTCGAAGGAGAAAACGAGGCAACTTTCAAGAAGTTAGTTATTGATGCAGGCAGGAAGTTTCTAAAACCACTTAACCCACAATATCCGATGATCGAGATCAACGGAAACTGCAAAATCATCGGCGTAGTTGTCGATGCAAAACTAGCAAACCTTCCATAAGGGGGCATTCGCCCCTTTTTTTTTATTTCCTTTAAAAATCAAAGCCAAACTTAAGTCACGAAAGAAAATTTAAGTTTTCTTCAAAAATATTCTTGACCATTAATTAAAGAGATCTTAAATTTAAGCCATCAGCAGGACGCTGGTAGCCAAACGGAATAGATTGGCAGGCTCTTTAACATTGATGGGATTGTCCCGCCGAAATGCGGGAACCAAAGAGTAGTTGGCTTTGGGATTGGATGAATGAGCAGGCTGATGCTCGACCAATGTATAAACAGCGCTCATGGCAAGCAGTAACCAATCTGCGCCTCAAGACAGCGTCACTGGTAGTGCGGGCGCTCTAACCAGTAAGCCGGAATTCAGCACCGGCCATCCAATCACCAAAGTCAATCATCGGAGGTCAACATGACAGTAGTCATTACATATCTGGCTGACGATAACGCCAGAAATCGCCGCAGAGCACGCAGACAGGCTCAACGTGAACAGGCAATGCAAGAACAGCGACTGGCGCGAAAGATTGCGCTAAAGCTCTCTGGTTGCGTCAGAGCAGACAAAGCAGCATCACTCGTAAGCCTTCGCTGCAAGAAGGCAGATGAAGTCGAGCGTAAACAGAACCGTATTTACTACCGCAAGCCACGCAGTGAAATGGGTGTGACTTGTGTTGGTCGCCAGAAAATGAAATTAGGCAGCAAACCACTTATTTGAGGTGAGATATGACAAAATCATGGAGCGTACCTTTTCCTGAATCAGAAACTGAACATGATGGAATGCCTGTTTTCTGGAGATTCCAGGCGACAGTTGAAGAAGATGGGATAAAAATATTCGCACTTCAATATATAGCTTTTCATCAGACAGAGCATTATGCATGGTTGGTTCCTGCGCATTGGATTGTTAATTTTAAACCAGCACCAAATCAGTGGTTACAGGAATGGAAACAAAGGAGAAATAGATATGCAATTAAGAAAGTAGCAAAAAATGCAGAAAGATCTTTTGCATTCCCAACGAAGAAACTTGCCATTGAAAGTTTATTGCGCCGGAAGAAATACCATTTAATGAGAATCAAACAAGATTTGGCTGTTGTATCAACTCTTGTTGATGGGATGAAGAATATTGATACATCAACACCAGATATTGAATATAACTTTGGGCACAACCAAGAAACAGAAAATTGGGTATTTTATTAGTACGAGTAAGCACTGTGTATTCATTCCAACGAGTGAATACACGGAGCAATGTCGCTCGTAACTAAACAGGAGCCGACTTGTTCTGATTATTGGAAATCTTCTTTGCCCTCCAGTGTGAGGGCAATTTTTTTGACGGAGGAAATATGAAATTACGTGTCTGGCATATCCCGCAAGTACCTATGAAACCGTTCATTGCAGAAGTGGCAAGTGTTGAAGAGGGTGTTCGCCTGATGGACGCACTGGCTGATTATGACGCCTTTCAGTATGACAACAACATCAAGCCTGATTACTGCAATGCTAACGGCCTTGAGATGTGGGATGAGAGCCTTACCGATGAAGATTTATCAGAGATGGGGCTTACTGATCGCTGGGTGGATTGGTACAGCGAATGCCAATGTTACGACGACCCACGTAAATATCTCGAAAGCCTGAAAGAAGAAACATCAGCCGCCTAAGCGCGGCTTTACCGCATACCAATAACGCTTCACTCTAGGCGTTTTCGTTATGCAATCAAATATAAGGAGTTACCCATGATGCACTTTCAGCTCGCGGGTAGCGGCGTCATGTCCGCTTTCTACCCGCACGAATCTGAATTATCACGCCGAGTTAAACAATTAATCAGAGCAGCAAAGAAACAACTGGAGGCGTTATGCGCAATGAAATAGCCATTAATCACCAGATGCTTCGTGCAGCACAGAACAAAGCAGTAATAGCCAGATTTATTGGTGATTCAAAAATGTGGCTTGAAGCAAATAAAGCTATGAAATCAGCTATCAACCTTCCGTGGTATCGCAGGAAATGAGTTTTACAGATAACTGGTCAGACGAAGAATTCATTCGTCAGATGAAAGAATTAATCGGTAACGAAGGAGATATTCATGTCACTTGCAACCACAGTGAAGGAGAGCAAGTTACAGAGACGCATGTACACGCAGAAAGCTCTCTGGTATCGCCATAATGGTGACCGCGAAGGAATGCGGGTATGCCTTAATTTGTCCCGAGTCGAAGTATTAAATCAGCGTTATTTCCTTGGGCCGTGTCCATTCTGAGGTGAATTATGGATTTGAACAAATTCGATGAGCCATTCAGCCCTGAAGATATCGAATGGCGAATACAGCAAAGCGGTAAAACACGCGATGGCAAGGTGTGGGCTATGGTGCTGGCTTATGTCACGAACCGGGCAATCATGAAGCGCCTGGACGATGTTTGCGGCAAAGCAGGATGGCGCAATGAATACCGCGATATTCCCAACAACGGCGGAGTTGAATGCGGCATATCAATCAAGATTGATTCCGAATGGGTAACCAAATGGGATGCTGCTGAAAACACGCAGGTAGAAGCCGTCAAAGGCGGTCGTTCCGGTGCAATGAAGCGCGCTGCCGTTCAGTGGGGAATCGGTCGGTATCTGTATAACCTTGAGGAAGGTTTTGCACAAACATCTCTCGATAAAAAGCAGGGATGGCACAGGGCAAAACTCAAGGATGGAACAGGATTTTACTGGCTCCCTCCATCGCTGCCGGGATGGGCAATCCCAGCATCAGATAACAAACCATCACCAGAAAATACCAACCAGAAATCTCCATCGGTTGACTACGAACAAATCCTGAAAGACTTCAGCGATTTTGCATCGAAAGAAACTGACAAGAAAAAACTCATCGAGCGTTATCAGCATGACTGGCAATTAATGGCTGGCAATGAGGATGCGCAGGCTAAATGCGTTCAGGTAATGAACATCAGAGTTAACGAACTAAAACAGGCGGCATAAATGGCAAGCAGAGGCGTAAATAAGGTGATCATTATTGGTCGCCTTGGGCATGATCCAGAAATCAGATATTCACCATCAGGAACGGCATTTGCAAACCTTACAGTTGCTACGTCAGAACAATGGCGTGATAAGCAAACTGGAGAGCAAAAGGAGCAGACGGAGTGGCACCGCGTGGTAATGAGCGGGAAACTGGCAGAAATTGCCAGCGAATATCTGCGAAAAGGCTCTGAGGTTTATCTTGAAGGCAAATTGCGGACAAGAAAATGGCAGGATCAAAGTGGACAGGATCGGTTCACTACCGAAGTCATCGTGGGCGTTGGTGGAACCATGCAAATGCTTGGTGGCAAACAAGGAGGCAATGAACAGTCTTCACATCAGCGAAATAACGGTCAGCAACAAAGACAGCAATCTCAGCAGCAGGGGAATCACAGCGAACCACCTATGAACTTCGACGATTCGGATATTCCGTTCTAGGAGCTGAATATGAAAGTCTGCTCAAGATGCCATCAACAGAAGGAAGAAAGGGACTTTCAAATCAGAAGAGCATCCAGAGATGGATTAACTGCCGCTTGCCGGGCTTGCCTGGCTGAATACGACAAAGAACGCGCTGGATTGCCACATCGAGTATCAGCAAGGAGAGAATATCAATCATCGGAACGCGGAAGAGAACGGTGTAACGCAGCCAAAAAGCGGTTCATTCAGAGCAACCCATGGAAAAGAAAAGCCCACATCATTGTGGGTAATTTTTTGCGCGACGGTAAGCTAATCCGACCACCACAATGTGAGTGCTGCGGATCAGAATGTAAACCACAGGCGCACCACTGCGACTACAGCAAACCAACCGATGTGATGTGGCTCTGCAAGTCATGTCATGTCGAGTGGCACAAACATAACAAACCTATCTACCCAGACGAGGAACCAGTAACTCTCCCCTTCCCTCGTCACGCTATTCACGCAATTTAAGGACTTACATGAATCACTTAATGGTTGACCTTGAAACAATGGGCAACGGGCCATATGCGCCAGTTATTTCTATTGGTGCGGTATTCTTTGACCCGAATACCGGAGAAACAGGAGAAGAGTTCTCGGTAAATATCTCGCTTGAGTCATCAATGCGATATCGGGCGCGTCCTGACGCTTCAACGATTTTATGGTGGATGGAACAGAGTGAAGAAGCCAGAAAATCGCTAACCAGCAACACTCAAGAGCTTTCAACGGCTCTTTCATGGTTATCTGAATTCATCATAAAGAACGCTAACCACAAATTCGTTCAGGTTTGGGGGAATGGAGCATCATTTGACTGCGTTATTCTCCGAAACAGTTATTCACTGACAGGGCAGCCAGTTCCGTGGCAGTGGTGGAATGACCGCGACGTAAGAACAATCGTCGAACTTGGGAAGGTAATAGGATTCGACCCTAAGCGAGATATGCCATTCAAAGGAACTCGCCACAACGCGCTTGATGATGCCATTCACCAAGCCAAATACGTTTCAGCGATCTGGAAAAAGTTAGCTAAATAATCAACAGGAGAAAACCATGCCAGCGCCTCTATATGGTGCGGACGACCCGCGCCGCTGTTCCGGCAATTCCATATCGGAGGTGCTGGAAAATATCAAGAATAATCTCGACGCGTTTCTTGCTCTGCCACCGGAAACAAAAGAAGAACGGAAGTACCGACGCGATATACAACTCGCAGAAAAACAGGAAAAAGACCGAATAAACGAAACATCAATCCGACCATTCCGCAAATCCATATATACCCACTTCCCTGAATATATCGACCCGCGCCTGCGTAATTACCGCTCACGCTATGGCGCTATCAGTAATGACTGAGGAATTTACCATGAGAGGACTTGCATACAATCCCGGCATTCTTCCGGCAGAAATGATTATTCGCCAACGCGTAAAGCCAATGCCATCGAGAGAGGAATTGCTTAAAAGGAAGAGTTTCGGTTCTGTTAATGACAACAAATATCTGAATGCGATGTGGCGTAAAGGAGTCAAGCAGTGAGCAAGATTGATTATCAAAAGCTTCGTGAAATCGCTGAAAAAACAAAAATTGCTGGTGAAGCACCTGTAATGCCTTTCGATCAGCGAATTAATGCGCTTAACGATTTTATGAAGCACTTTTCGCCAGATATCGCGCTGGCACTGCTGGATGAACGGGAAAGGAACCAGCAATACATCAAACTCCGCGATCAGGAGAACGAGGAAATTGCGCTAACGGTAGGGAAACTGCGTGTTGAGCTGGAAGCCGCAGAGAAGCGCATTGCTGAGCTGCAGTTGCGGGAGGTTGTGCTTCCGCAATGCTATAGCATGTTGCATCGCGTCGATTTTGACGAGCCTTACCACACTGAAATGGTTTACAGGCAGCATCAGGTTCTTGAGGCACTGCACAACGCTGGAATAAACGTCACCGAAGCAGGTAAAGGAGAGGCATCATGAGCACTATTCCCAAAGAACGTCTGGAACAATTAGCATCTGGAAACGCATGGTATTGCGTTCAAGATGACGAAGCGGCTGAGCTGGCGCGTATCGCGCTGGCATCGCTCGAAGCGGAGCCATATGGATATGTGCATAAAGCGGCATATGAGAAAACAGGCAGTTGCGGGTTGTCGAATGACCGTGAAGCCTATCGATACAGTTCAACTCACGTGGCCGTTTACACCGCACCGCCAGCGCCGGTATCTGTGCCTGCTGCGATGGAAATGGATGATGACTTTGACAGCGCGTTTGAACACGGAAAAGCTGTCGGATGGAACGCCTGTCGTGCCGCTATGCTTCAGAGTCAAGGTAATTGCATTAAGGATGGTTGGATAAGCTGTAGTGATCGAATGCCGGAAGACACCAAAATGTTACTGGCATTTAGTCAAGGTGAAATCGTGGCCGCATATTGGAACTGGGTTGTAAATCCAATTGATTACAAAAAATATAGAGCTTTCACGTATTTATCAGGAAATATCTTGGATGACGTAACTCACTGGATGCCGCTACCAGAGCCTCCACTTTGAAAGCGAAGCTTATACATATCTTTTACATCAGCAATCTATTGTTAATCTCCAATCAATGTTACGTTGTCATCTCACTCATGCTTTGGAGGTAGTGATATGTCTTGTCCAAAATGCGGTTCTGGAAATATTGCAAAAGAAAAAACAATGCGTGGATGGTCTGGTGATTATGTGTGCTGCGATTGCGGATACAACGACTCTAAAGACGCATTTGGAGAGCGTGGTAAAAACGAGTTTGTCAAAATTAATAAAGATCGCGAAGGCAACGGAAAAAGCTAATTTATTTATTCATATATGAAAACAATGTAACCAATATTCGAATTGAAGAACTGAAAGAACACCAAGCCGCCTGATGGCGGTTTTTTATTGGAGACAAGAAATGTCAGATTTGGCTATGAAGGTTTTGAAATGGCAATCGACTGGCGATGTTGGCATCAGTAGCGCAACTCTTGCCTCAATCGCATGTGGACTGAAAAAGAATATCTATGGTCATAGCTTCGGTGCTCCACATGACGCAGCAGACTTTCGGCGATGCGTTGCACTTGTTGAGCAGATTCCAGAAATCAGAGATTCATTCGACAAGGTTGCAAAGCGCGTTCCGGCATTCAAAGGAATCCTCAACGAATGGGATTCACTCGTTGCTCTGTTGAAGTCTGAAATGAAGACGTACGGGAACAAAGCACCAGAGACTTACAGAAGAATCAGCGAGCTACGCAAGGATTAACCCGCCTCACACTCGATGAGGCATTTTCATTTATCAAGATATCCAGACCTACCATCGGCGCATCAATGCGGTTTTTTTATTACCTGATTTGCAGGTTCGATTCCCTATTCGGAGATAGCACTCATGCAACACGAACTACAGCCTGATTCCCTGGTTGATTTGAAATTCATCATGGCTGATACTGGCTTCGGTAAAACCTTCATATATGACCGGATTAAGTCCGGAGACCTGCCTAAAGCCAAAGTTATCCACGGGCGAGCAAGATGGTTATATCGTGACCATTGTGAATTCAAAAATAAGCTCTTAAGCCGCGCCAATGGGTAAAATAGCGGGTAAAATATTTCTCACATCTAAAAAACACCATTCTAATCAATCCCCTGCCGCGTCAAGTAGATGTCTGCAGGGACACCAGATACCCTTCAAACGAAATCTACCTTCACCCCGTAAAAGATGGGTTTGGCAGCACACTTGCCTTATATCTACTCATTTTTACTGCAACAGGTTGAAATCTCAGCACTGTCAGAAAGCGCTGATGACTAAACAGCCCTGGGCCGGGCGATGTAACCATCACACAGAATCCTGATAGCGAAATATGGCGTGACTCGATACTTCACTCCGCAATGCATTCCTTGATGAATTCGCAGGACCGTGATACACGGGACAGGTCACTGAATGACGACAATGTCCTGGAAATCAGCGAACCGCGCATCTGAAGTACATTTGAGCGACTGTACCAGAACATGAATGAGGCGTTTGGATTAGGCGATTATTAGCAGGGCTAAGCATTTTACTATTATTATTTTCCGGTTGAGGGATATAGAGCTATCGACAACAACCGGAAAAAGTTTACGTCTATATTGCTGAAGGTACAGGCGTTTCCATAACTATTTGCTCGCGTTTTTTACTCAAGAAGAAAATGCCAAATAGCAACATCAGGCAGACAATACCCGAAATTGCGAAGAAAACTGTCTGGTAGCCTGCGTGGTCAAAGAGTATCCCAGTCGGCGTTGAAAGCAGCACAATCCCAAGCGAACTGGCAATTTGAAAACCAATCAGAAAGATCGTCGACGACAGGCGCTTATCAAAATTTGCCACGCTGTATTTGAAGACGGATATGACACAAAGTGGAACCTCAATAGCATGTAACAGCTTCACTAATGAAATAATCCAGGGGTTAACGAACAGCGCGCAGGAAAGGATACGCAACGCCATAATCACAACACCGATAAGTAATGCATTTTTTGGCCCTACCCGATTCACAAAGAAAGGAATAATCGCCATGCATAGCGCTTCGAGTACCACCTGGAATGAGTTGAGATAACCATACAGGCGCGTTCCTACATCGTGTGATTCGAATAAACCTGCATAAAAGACAGGAAAAAGTTGTTGATCAAAAATGTTATAGAAAGACCACGTCCCCACAATAAATATGACGAAAACCCAGAAGTTTCGATCCTTGAAAACTGCGATAAAATCCTCTTTTTTTACCCCTCCCGCATCCGCCGCTACGCACTGGTGATCCTTATCTTTAAAACACATGTTGATCATCATAAATACAGCGCCAAATAGCGAGACCAACCAGAAGTTGATATGGGGACTGATACTAAAAAATATGCCGGCAAAGAACGCGCCAATAGCATAGCCAAAAGATCCCCAGGCGCGCGCTGTTCCATATTCGAAATGAAAATTTCGCGCCATTTTTTCGGTGAAGCTGTCAAGCAA